TACGGCGGTAACCGATGCCGCACCTGTAAACCTGTATCTGTTTTGAACTGCTCCTGAACCCGCAACTTGCTGACCCGTGACGTTAGCACCTGTACAGTACCCATACCATCTATCAACAGAATAAGCTAAAGCCCCCGCCGCAGTAAATGTTTGTGATGCCGCCGCATTTCTTTGGTCAACAATCATTGAGCCGTTTAGAATTCTATTCTTGAACCCAAAGGTGCTGGCAGAGTCAAACTGCCCAGCTAGGGTGATGCCCGTTGTGCCGTTGATTGATACACTCATATCTTGTCCTTATTCGTAAAGAATGTTAATTGAGCCAGCGTCAAAAGTATCTGTGCCGTTGGTAGTGGTGATACGAACTCTGTCAAAAACACCAGAAAGAGTTAAACCACCACCACCAACATTTGATGTTCCGTTTGGTAAATCGCACAATGTATGGCTCGATACCCAAATGTATCCTGATACGTTTGTAATTACCATATGCCCATTCCTAACAGCGTTAGCGGCGGCATCACGAATATTAAAACCGTTAGTTACTGTATTTGTAGATGTTACGTTGCCAGTTGCAATATAAGACCCAACACTTGAATAGCCTGTTGTTGTAATGCTTCCAGCACCTATTTGAACTAAAGGGTCAGAAGTTCCATTTGTACTGACACCATTAAACATCACAGTAATCCGCTTAACCCAAGACGGGATGCTTAAAAAATCCAATCCAACTACTGTAATCGTTGTAGAGGAAACTGTTTGTGATGCGCTAACTGTATATGTTCCTGCACCGCCTGTGCCTGTGCCAAGAGCCGTGATAACAGTTCCAGCCGTTACGCCCGTACCTGTAATTAACTGACCCACCGCAATAGTTCCCGTTACGGCAGACGCAGTTAAAGTTGTTGTAGAAATTACGCCAGTAAACGAACAAGTTGCAGTAGATACTGATGTACCCGAAGTAATAACACTTGCGCCCATTACAGGTGTGCCGCCTATTGTTGGGCTGGTCAGCGTTTTATTTGTTAATGTTTGTGTTGCTGAATCAATTACAACATTACCTGTAACCGCAGGCATCGTAGCGGTGTAATTTGACGCAGTTGTAGGTGCAACAATCTCGACAGACCCTGCACTTGCTGAGACGAGTTTAACTCCCATAGATACTCCTTATAGAACCACCCAAGTGCTACCACTTGGAACGGTCACGGTTATTCCCGAATTGAGCGTCAATGGCCCTGCGCTCATTGCGTTCTTGTTTGTTGTGATTGTGTAGTTCACACTAATCGTGATGTCGTTTTCGTAAACAATTGGATTGCCACCACCACCACTAGCACCACCTACACCAGCCCATGCCGTTCCGTTGTATCCCTCAAACTGTGTATTGGTTGTATTGAATCTAAAAAAACCAGTAGACGCAGGACTATCTCTTTGTGCAGTTGTACCTACTGGTGTGTTTAAAGATCCTGTTGCAGACGTTCTGTACAAAGCAGAAGCAGCAGAAGCAGAAGCAGAGCTTGCGCTAGAACTTGCAGCAGATGCACTAGCAGACGCAGCACTAGCAGATGTAGATGCAGCACTAGCACTAGCAGCTGCATTAGCAGCATCAGTAGCTGCAGAGTTAATTGCCCCTACTGTGGTAGTAACTTCTGGGTTACCAGTGGTTGAGTTAAATGACAGCACATAGCCAGCCCGACTAGCTTTAACAGGCAATGTCATGTCAATGGATGTTGGATCTGTTACTGGTGCTTTAAGCGCACGATCAGCCTTCTCATCAATTTGCTGGCTAAAAATTACAAGGCTATCAAACTCATCATTAAGAGTATTGGCAAAAAGATCTCCACCAGTCACAAAATCTGTAGCCCTTTGAATAGCCCTGTCTCCAGCAATCGTGATGGTGTCTGCATTTGTAGCAGCAACAACCAAGGTAACCGAGCCTGTGCCATTGGCATTGATGGTAACTGTGTAGTTAGTTGTCAGTGTCAACAGAGTTGTATTCTTGTAAACCAAGATATCGGTGTTGGCCAATATCTCAAAGCTAAAAGAATACGGTCCTACACCAGCGCTGCCTGTGTAGACAACCCTGCGTAGTACGTCACTAATTGGATACGCCATTATTTCGCTCCTTGTCCAAATTGTTTAAGGCGCTGTGCCTTATCAGCAATACGTTTCTTGATGTCATCTGAGTACATACTATCTTCCATCAGTTTCTTTTTTGCACCTTCAAACACATCGCCAAATACTTTCTTAACTACATTCTGATGAAAGATTAAGTTATCAGGATTCTTATCTTCTTTCACCACATTAACTGCAGCCATAACCTCAGACTCAAGATTCATTTCTTGATTGGCTATTCTCAGCATCTCATTATATTCTTCAGTCTTTAATTTGGTAGGAGTTAATATGCCAGTTGTCTCATCTCGTCTACTCACAGTTCTAGCAGGCATAGCCACATTAGCATTAAGCTGAATAAGTGCCTGATCAACAGGGCGCTGTGAACCTTCCTTCATGCGGATTGGTGACCATGCAAACTCATGGTATACAGGCTCACTCCAAATATTAAGCATTGGTGGCAATGACTCGGAAAGCCCTGGTGTTTCAGACTTCCATTTGTTTAACCCATCCATCAAACCTTTGAGGCCAGCAGGTAAATTAGGATCTGCTTGGTAGTCTCTACGCATAGGATCTATTTTTTCTTTAGCGCTAGTCACCATACCACTCAATGGCTCAACAGCTTTGAACATTGTGGTTGCGCCAATCTTGGCTATGCCGTTAACCATAGTAACCAGATGCTCTCTTGTATTGGGTATGTTTCCACCCATCAAAGTAGCAATGTTAGATACGCCTGTCAGGAATGGATGCTCCAACATATAGTTAGCAATACCAAAGACTATGCCACCAACGTATGCGTTGACTCGACTGTCATCTTGCTCATACCGTACATAGTCTGCATAATCTGCACCTACACCTTTAAAAGCGCCTATTGGCTCTGTGCCTTGGTAAGACACAAAGACCTTGCCTGCATAATCTCCTGATCCAAATCGAGTGCCAGGGAATGGAGAAAATACATCTCGTACATCTTCTTTAATTTTAGAGATATCATAAACATCGCTATACGCTTGCCACCCTTGGCGCTCCATAGCCTGTCGTGTACCCTTGTCACCTGGTCCTGAGCCTGTAATTTCACCATTGACAGCAGCCTGGCTATATACATAAAGAACAGCAGAACTAAGACCTAACTTTACGTTGGCCATGTCTGCCTCTTTGCCGCCTGCTTTCATGGCTGCATAATAAGACTTAGTGAATGGCGCCAATGGTGTGCGAGAGACAACCTCACCCATAATGTTTACAGGGGTTGCAATGAATGGCATCTGGGTACGCAAAGCAAAGCCAGTTGCCGTATTGGGTGTTAGACTTGCTTGCAGTTTGCCAGCTGTACCTTCTAGTTTCTGTGTGAAAGTACCAATCTCTGCAAGGTTAGCTACGTAGTCTGGTGGCTCAAGCAAGAATTGATTGATTGCATCATCTTTGGCTTTGAGTGCATCAGCAATGTTAGAACCACCTTTGAGCGCATCGTCATAGGTTTGTATTCCAAGTCTTGCAGTTTCAGCAGCCAACTCATATGTGTAGTTAACACCTTTAAAAAACTCATCTGAAGCCATCAGACTTCTGCCAGGCAAAGTAGTTACATAGTTGATTGCCTTGAGTCCAGATGACAACAATGATCCATCAGCCCTATAGTTAAACAACTCCATGCGGGATTGCTGTCTTGCAATCTTGACAGGATCTGTCCAACCCTTTGGTACACCATTAGCAAAAGCATGAGACATTAACTGCAAACCATTTTTGATAGCAGTAGGACTAGATGCCAACATGGTAGGTACTTCCATTAGCTCATAAGATGTATCACCACCCAAACCAATACCAGCACGTAGATCACCTAGCACCGCAGCGCCAGCACGTTCAGCCATACGATAAGGTAAAAATACCGTGTTACTTAGTGCATTCTTAATGTGTGTGCCAGGGCGAGACAAGATACCGTTAATGTAAACAGTAAACAGCTTCTCCCAAACATTACCTTGAGCAGCTTCTTTGATAAGGTTGGCTTTTCCTTCTGGAGTCTTTAAATCCAAATAGGCTTGAGCAAACTTAACCATGTCTGTCTCAGTGCCAAAGTTCTCAATGATGCTTGTGATGTCTACAGATCCATCTCTAGGTATCCGCATGACAGCCAATGACTGAGCAATATTAGTTTGGTAGCCTTTGACCCCTTGCTGTAAGACACTATGAAAGTGGACAGTCTGCGCCATCTCTGCTATTTCAGTTGGAGTGGCTGTTCCATTAGCTACTTTATTGGCAAGTCCATCCAAATTCTTGGCACTGGCTACCATTGCATTTAATGCTTTGTATGTGTTATCAGGATTAACCTTTAGTTTTCCTGATGTAATCTCATCAATAAACTTAGGACCAATGCCAGCACCTTCTGCTGCAGTCTTTACATCATCAAAGGTAATGCGCTTAGTCTCAATGCCTGCCATTTTGTTAATGGTTTCAACAGTAGATTTAACATCTTCTTCTGTAGCCATCAATGGCAGATTGAATTCCAACTCTGGTGGTTTCTCAAGCGCAGGATCTGTGGTCAGTCTTAAGTCTTTAACTTCTTGACGCTGACTTAGGAAAGCCTCTGGAGTCATGCCAGGGCGCCCTTGTTTAGCAAGCTCAACCTTGGTAACAACTTTAGCAGGGATAGGAGTGCTGACCCCAATAGCAACGGCAGCTTTGGTTGTATCTTCAATGGCTGCAGCAGCAATTGCCTCTGGTGTTACTGGTGGAGTAGGAGGCTTGCGTATGTCTACATTCTTAATAGCCTTGGCAATCATGCCAGGCACAGAGAACAACCCTGCTACTTGTACATCATCTTGCCTAATGTCTTCTGGCACAGTAGGCACAGTAGCATCAATGTTAGGGTCAACCTTTGGCTGAGTAGCTAAATCAATGCGTTGATCAGTATCAGCTATTTGCTGATTAAGTTTGTCAAGTCGTAAGTCAAGTGGTTGAATAGCCATTACTCAGTACCCCCACTTGGTTGACCCTTGCCTATGCTGGCGCTTGACTTGATTGCTTTTTTACGGAGCCTGTCAGATACACCTCTTGCAAAGTCTTGCCCGACTTTTCCGCTGTTATTTGATTGCGTAGCATTTGCACCGCTGGATGATCCTGTCCCAGACGTTGGATTTCCTCCTTCAGCATTTCTTCCAAGGTAAGCATCGTAGTCACTCCTAAAATGGACTTTAGTATCGTAGTACACCACTCTGGCATCTGATACATTTCCATCTTGAATTGTATCACTAACAATTTTATTAAACAATCTTTGTTTTTCAACCATTATTTGCGTTTTATTGGCAGCGTTATAGGAGTCATCAAACTCTGGTATGTATTGAAAACGTATTCCATTTAAGCCTGCTGTTTCAGCTGCACCAGCTTTTACTTGCACATTGACCTTATCAGAAAAACGCATATCAGTGACATACGTAAAACCATCAACGCCATATTGACGTAGACGCTCAGTGACTTTAGCCATCTGATCTGGAGTAATCTTTTCTTTGAAATAGATTTCTACACCAGGTCTTGCATTTGGCGCAGTGCCATCTTTGACAACCTTAGACATAAAGACCGCATCTTGGTCATATGCTTTACCTTGCTCAATCAAACGTCTTTCAAGAGTAGTTGGGGAAAAATCTTGACGTACAACAAATTCTGCATTTAATGCACGTTCTGTAGATCCCATGAATGAACCGTAAGTATTTGCAAGGTTGTATGTCACAACAGATTTGTCATTGCGTACAACATCATCAAATTCTGCAGCCAGTTCTGCTTGGCCATAATTACTCATTGGCTTATTAGGACGCTCACCAGATACACCGAGCTGATATCTTTCAAGTGGAGTCTTCATAGATTGAAGCTCCTGACGCATTGCTATCTTATTAGCTATATCAGTTTGTCTTGCTTGATCGGCTCTGCTTGGGTAAATAGATGGCCCAACCATTGGCGGTAAAGGTGGGCCAACTGTATTTGGATCTATTGGCAAAGTATCACGCATCTCACGCTTTTCACCAACACGCATTGGTGGTGGTTGAAATCCAGCATTAAGACCTTTGCGTAATTCTGCAATCCTAGCTTGCTCTGGAGATCCAGCTAATGACATTTCATAATCAAGAGATCCACCTTCGCCAGCCTTAGTAGTCCACCCATTAGTAGACCATTTTTCTTTTTCAATAAACCATGCAACAGCTTGTAAATCATCAGGGCCTAAATTTCCAATTTGTGGATCAACACCTTTAATCATTCCATTGCTGTTTATTTCTGCTGCTGCCTCTTTAAATACATCTTGACCAAAACCAAACTCACTTCCAACATTTGGTTCATAAAGAGTAGAGCCTGCCAAATGTTTTCCAGCAACACCTTTTTCTGCTGGTGGAGGTATTCTTGGTAAATCTGCCATACGTCTTAACATCCTAGCAGCCCATACATCTATAGTTGCTTCATTAGTAAGACCAATCAAATTGCCTGTAAAGTTAGGTGTCTTTGGAGAATCACCAGCTTTAACTGATCTAAACATATCAAGTAAAGCCCCCATACTTGCTGGGCTATTTGTATTAAATAATGCACCAGCATCACTTCTAATTAAATCAAATTCTCCTGCTTTATAAAGCTCATTCAATGTTTTAGGATCAACACTTTGACCAGAGCTAACTCGTTTTTCATATGCAGCCAAGGCATTATCATAATCACCACGACTAAATTTATTTAATATTGCAACTGCATTTTTAAAGTTTTGACGCACATCAGTTTGTGCAGATGTTGTCCCAAGTACGTCAGCAAAGACATCCCCAATACCACCAAACTCTGATCTCAATTGATCACGCATAGCCCTGTACCAACCAGCTTCAGCAATAATGTTTTTAGCAGATTGATCGCCAGATTTTGCTCTATCAACAACAGTCTGAACCTCATCAACAATACGGCTTGATAAAGTTGCTTGCCATGCTTCTTTCGGCACACCTTCTGGTGGCGTGTGGAAATCATAAGGTATTTGATTTGTTTCAATCTCTGGTATTTTTTCACCAGATTTACCTTTTTTAAATGTAATTTTGTTAACTTCTACTGGTGTCCATCCATCAGATACAGGGTAGTTATTATGTAAATTTTCAACTGCTTTTGTTGCAGACTGATTTAATACTGGATTGCGTTTAGTAGCCGTAGTTATTACAGATTTTTCTTGTCTACTTATTTCTATTGGGCCAGATAATGATGGCCCATCAGGGATTATGTTTGTCTGTAGTGGTGTGCCAAGCTTAGACATACCTTTGCTGACCATCTCACCAGCTGTAGGCGCTAATTCTTTAGCAACCTTGCCAGCAGTACCAGCAGTAGCCCTTAACACTCCAGCTGTACCAGTACCCGCAGGGATTAAACCAAGACTATCAAGTACATCAAAGAACTTAGGCATTTCACCTGTACCCAATGACTCGGCTAATCGAGACAAACCACGCACACCTATTGTCTCTGATACGGGCATAGATTCTAATAACGCTTTGACGTTAACTTCTTGCGGATTCATACCCAAAGTAGCTGGCATCATCTCGCCTGTAGCTGGGTTTATCTGTCCAGGTCTTGGAGAAAATCCAGTCGGTAAACTAACTGTAGCGTTTGGATCAATACCGCCTGGCACAATTAAATTCATGGTGTCATACAAAGATGCACCTTTATCAACCAAATCGCCAAACCAATTTGCAGCTTGTGAGACAACTCTAGCTATTGGGTTTATTGGCACTTCAAGCGCACCGCCAGTAGAACGCTTTGGAGCAGCTGGTCTAAATCCAACAGCAGCACCGCCACCCGTATCTGTCATCGTTGTGCCTTGAGGCATTACACCACTGTATGAGCTAGGTGGCAATTTACTAGCACCCACTTCAGCCATCAACACATCACCAGGCTGTTGACCAGCAGGCATCTGTGGCTCAACAACATCAGGCTCTGGATAATAGACATTATCCCAGTTGGTGCGGAGTTCTCGTTCTAGGCTCATATATTATCCATTTATTGTTTTTGTATATTATCCGTGTATTTTTTTTGAGCTTTCTTCAAGAGATCAACTTCACCTTTACTTAAACCCTTAACTTTATCAAAGTCAATCTGGTCAATAGGCATATCAGGCAATTTGGAATTAGGCACAGTCTTCATAACAGCATCAACTTGTGCTTCAGCTTCATCACGTTTCTTTTTTTTATCAATAACTTGTTTATCCCCGTTATATCGCCTAATGGCATCTTCAACAGCTTTATCAGGACTTTTGTAGACAGGCACACCCTCTGAATTAGGTTCTTTCTTTTGAAGCTCCTCAAGATATAACTTAGTTACTTCAATCTTTAATTCTGCTTTGGCTTTGCCAGGATCAATATAAGGGCTAGTAATGCCAGCCTCTCGATCAATTCGCTCATGTGCTTTACGTCCTTGATCATCTACAACAGCTCGGCTAATAGACTCAAATTCTGATCTACTCATACTATTTGAATAAGGAGCAATCTGATCCCAACTGTTAATCACACCACGTTTTATTTGGTCATACAAAGACATGGCCAACATTGGGTTTGCCACTGGGTCTTTAGGTTTAAGTAATTCTTGAGCAGACTGAATAGTTAACTCACCCATAGTTACAAGTGAACTAATAATCTCTTTCTTTCTACCACCTCCCGCAGAAAGAAACTCCAACTTTAAGACATTACCTTTATCATTATTTTCGCTTTTAATAATAGCCTCGTCAATTTTGCGAGTCTGCTCTTGGTCAGCATAAGATTTAATCATATCTGTTCTGATAGCAACTTGTTGATCTTTAGACATTGACTTATACAAACTTGTTAACTCGCCAACATCACCAGCCATAAACTTTTTAAATGCCATTCCAGCAGTTGGAGCAAAATCTCTATCATTTAACTTACCAACAATAGCATTTGATTTGGCATTTTCAACCGCTTTAATAGCTTCCATTGCAAGCTGATTTCCACCAGCCAATACAATTGATTGCTTACTTAGAAATGGTGCAATGGTAGTTTGCAATATACCATCAATATCTTGCGCTGATGCTGTTCCTTCTTCCCAACCTAATGGAACTTTGGAATATGTATCAATCATTGTTTCCAACATCTTTGGTAACTTATCAATACTTTGCTTCATTTGAACTTGATATGCTGCTTGTCTTGCTTTCTCATCAAACTTTAAAGCCTGTGCATAAACAGTATGGCCAACAGTAGTCATCTGCGCTCTGAACCTAATAGATGTCTCAGGATCTAAATTTGTCAATAAAGAAACCGAACCATCAATATCATCACGCAATTCTTTTTGTAATCTAACTGGGTCTACTGGCGCACCTGATTCAATCCTAGATAATCTGTCTGATTGACGATTTTGAAAGTTAGAAAGAATATCTGATCCAAGTAAATGGGCAGATGCCTTGTTGTACGTTTCTTGGAATACTCGCCCAGATCCTTGCACTACTGGTGGTGTGCCAGTTCGTTTTGCTGTTTCTAATTGTTCTTTGCTTGGTGGAAACTCTACCGCATATTTAAGAGCAGCAGTCTGAGCGTCTTTGGTTGCTTGATCAGTAAAGAATGCACTCATCCTATCAAGTTGCTGACTCAGCACATTAAAGCCTTGGGCAGCAGCCTGCTGTGGAGCAGTGCTTATCCTTGGCAAATCTGCGTACTGAGCGCCAGCGTATTCGTAGGTAGGTAATGTTGCCATCTCTTATGCAGTCTTTGGTAACTTTGTTGTGCCATAAGTGCCATAACCCAATGCAGCCATTCCAGCACCTTTAAGTAATCCAATGTTTTCTGTGGTGTTTGCAGCTTCTCTCAAACTTTGAGATACAGCCAATCCACCAGACAATGCCAAGCCTGCATTTTCGCTAAGAATCTGCATTTCGTTTCCTGCTCTGTAAGCATTAGACTGCTCAACACTCAATGGGCTACCCGTCAATGGGTCTACACCACCAGCTACTGCTCTAGCCCTTATAGTGCCTGCCAGACGTTGCTGGCGCTCAAACAGTTGGAATGCCTGCCTATTGTAATTTAAAGCTCCTTGGCGGCCTTGTAGCTCTGCCTGTGAAGCTTGTAATCGGTAGGCATCAGCTTGCTGTTGAGAAGATGCAACGCTAGATACAGCACCCAAAGCACTGCCAGCAATTTGCATATTAGCTGCACTAAAAAAAGATGGGGCATTATATGAAGCAACTTCAGCAGCTGTTGCTGGTGCTAATGCTTCTGCAAAAGATGCTCCTTCTGCAACTGTTGCTGCTGTTCCTGCTTCGGCAAAGTAAAGTGCTATTGCTTCCATTTATGTGCCTCCATACACACTAAGCTTATATTCCATCCCAAGCAAATTAAGCTTGAGTGGCAAAGTTTGTGTGATTGTAATTTGTGCATCTTGGTCATATCCGCTAATGCCAGAAATTAACTTAGTGCCAGTAAACTCAGGCACATCAGTATCCAATATTCCAACTGTATCCAAGGTTCTAATTGGCACTAGGTTGTCATTCACAATAATGTGCTGAGTCTGATACAGAATGGCATTGACCTCAACAATACGTTTAACAAATCCTGTCCTGGCTCCTGCTTGCAATCTTGGTTCAATTGGCAAAGTAATAATGCTTATAGTAAATGGCAGGCCAACCTCATAACTAGTAACGCTGGCTCTGTCCATCGTGATTGATCCACCGCCACTCACCACCTCATCTGATAACACAGCGCCATCAGCCTTAACATTCAATGTCTCGCCAATGTGTGGCAGGCTAGATATTGTAGTAGCCACACCACCAGTAAATGCACAATCTGTAAATATGGTGGTATCAAATACTTCAACATAATACTTGTCCACAGAGTTAAATGTGCGCTTGACCACCACATAGATATCTTCAACATCTACGCCAATATCCTTAAACAATCCATCCGTATTAAGCCTGCTTGGAGCAACCACATTTTGCTGGCGCAGAATTGAATAGTTGGCAATTGTGCCATCTCCATTCAACATAAACAGCGTGTCTGTTTCCTCGGTGCTTGTAGCTTTACGCAATGCCAACTCAGCAGGCGTGTTAATCAAGTGACCAGACAATAAGCTAATAGACTGGCTGACATAGGACAAAGTTGTATCGCTGAATTGAAACTCATTAAGTGCTTTACCTTGGCGCTGCACATACAACGTGCCAGACTGCAGAATCTGAACCCTGATACCTTCTCTAGATCCATTGCGACTCACCGCCTTCACAAAGAAGTTGGTAGGTGTAATAGGATCAAGTCCATTTTGTGGAACATAGAACTCGCCACCAGTGGTAAACACTTGCAAGTCTCGCCCACTAATAATGTCAGTAATGATGTTCAAGCTATTGGTATCTAATGTGGCCTCAACCGCATCATCATCGTAAGCCTGGTCAGGCAGGAAATCAAAGAACTGAGCTACCTTGCTACCCCAAATAGTTGATGGACGTGTCTTAGATCCACCAAAGTAAAGTCTACCTTCATGGAATGTAGCAGTCCTTGGCCATCCCTTAGTGCTTGACCATACTGATTCATATCCTGACTCATACTCCCATGATCCATTAGCAATAGCAGTTATATCAAAAAATGGAATTTCGGTCACTGCACTCACTACAGTTGTACTTGTGTAAGCCACAATCCTTGCCCGTCCCTGTGGGTTGGCATTAACGTATTGGCCAACAGAGCCAGAGCTAAACACAGCAGAACTAGCAGTAAGAGTCACCTCACCAGACTTAGCGCTTGGTGTCAATGTGCCTGCTGGGTTGGATAGAGTCAATGTAAAAGCATATTTTGGTATGCCAATAAAAGTTACATTGCTGACAGTCCAATCAGCATCAGTAGCCCCACGCACAATCTTAATTGGGTTAATGTCTTTGTGTGTAATGATCAAAGTATCAGCACTTTGAGTCCAACACATATTAGCCAAAATAGAGCTGGTCACCGCAGTAACCGCCAAATAATCTAATCCACCGCCATTGATATTGGTAATCTGTACTTTGTCTTTAAAGATATACATACGCTGATTAGCAAATATCAACATATAACTGTCATCCACCGAAAACTCAAATGGAACAGATCTAGTGCCACTTGATGGAGATGCAGCACTGGGTATCTCAAATAAATACTTTAATCCACCACGCCTACGTACACCGCCTTGTGGTTGAACAACCACGTTAGTTAATGTCTCAGCGCCATTCTGATACTGATTTAAATCAACTCTTGCCCGTAGCAATGGGTCTAATTCACCACTGCTAAAGTTAGTTTGAAATGAAACAAGTCTAGACATTAGTTCCTCACAGCAATGAGGCTAAAGTCTTCAAAGGATTGCGAGGTGTTGCCTTGGCCATCAATGACCATAGCAGTTCTTAAAAAACCACCTCTATTATTCTCGCTAGGACCACCAGTAGCAATGCCCTGCCAATACTGTGTCTTGGTAATCTGATCAGTAATAGGATCAGCTAAATGCCAAGTCATCATGTATTTAAGCAATTGAATAAAGTAACTAGGCATCTCAGACTCAGTAGGCAAATACTGGTAATCAATGACCACAGTCTCTTCATTAGTCAACAATTTATCGCCTTGGATAACCCAATCGCTAAATGTTCTGGCGCCAACTTGGTCAGAGTTGTAAGCTCTACGAATAGTCCCAAGTCTGTCACTTGGTAGCTGATACTCGTATTTGTATTGGTTAACAGGGGTGTTGGTTGTCTGTGCTAATTGCACCTTCTTGAATGTAAAACTCCAAGGATAAGATTGCAATGTAGACTTTTTAACGTCAGGATAAATACGATCACACAGGTTAGATGAGTCTGTGCCTTCATTAAATGAAGATATAGATTTAGCCCCAAGCATCAGCAGGGCATCGGAACATACTTTTAAATCTGTATCGCCACTCGCCATAAATCACCTCAGATGTAAGAATGGCCAACCACCGATTGCTCAGTAGTTGGCCTGCTCAATAGACACTAAGGTTAGTCAGTATCAGTTGCAGTAATTGTCACACCGTCAGTAATATCAACCACAGTACCTGTGTTTGAATTTACATAAGCAGTAGACAATACTGGTGTACCACCAGAAGCAGAGATGCAAAAGATAATGTCGTTTACCTTAATTAAAGCTGCAACAGAGTTGAAGTAGCCAGAGGCACGAATTACCGATTGAGCATCAGTGCTGGTGTATGTCCAAATTTGTGGAGCATTACCAGCCTTTGATTGACCACCGATAGGGTTTAAACCCGTTGAAGAAAAAGCCATGATGTGTACTCCTTATTCTGTACAGGTGATGTCAACACAGCCACCAGCATCGATAGCAATAGCGCCAGCAGAGAACATCGAGCTAACAAGCCATGAGGTTTTCTCAGGAATGTAGTTGATCTCACTGCGGATTGCCATGCTCTCAGCCATGCCAACTGCCATCTTGTGGAAAGCGTACACCTTACGGGTTTGACCAGAACCACCACCAGTTAAACCAGTTTCAGAACGGTCACCAATAGTGATGAAGTTAAATCCCATGAAGCTACTAATATCACCTTGCACCAATGCTTTGACGCTGTTGAAGTCAGAACTTGTGACAGCAGTCTCAGACAACAAGCTAGACAACTGTGATGCATGAATCAACATTGTGCGATCTTCTGCAGGCACATTGTTTGTATTCAATAAACGTGCAGCTTCACGCAATTTAGCCATGTTCAAGTTTGTACCAGCGCCACCGATGCTAGTAGCAACAGTCAAGCTGGTGCTTGATGCTGCCAATGCGTCAATGATCATCTGGTCAGATCTACGGCCAATAGCTTTAGCAACAACTTGTACGAGTTCTTGACGCTCATCAAAGTTAACTTTAGCCTGGTTAAATATGTCAGAGTATTCAGCAGCAATATAGTCTGTCAATGTAACAGTTGCTTGTGAATAAGTGACGTTAAGAGGAACCACATCAGTTTGGGGTACACGAACTTGTGCAACGCCAGATCCAATTTTGGGGAACTTGTGTGTGCTTGCTGTAACTCCAGTACGCAAACGGACAGCATTACGCAAGACAGCATCAGCTTGATACGCTTGTTTAACTTCCGTGTCGAACAGGGTTACAAATGCGGTGGAAATGCCAATCGCCATTTGTTTTCTCCTAGAAAACGGTTGATGAAATGTTTATCGCCAACGGTTGTCCAGAATACTCTGGGCCAAGACTTGTGCCTTACAGCGCACCCCTGGATAGACTACTATCGTCACTGGCCTTGCGGTTATCAGTAACACTATTATAGCCATATTCAGAATTTGTCAATACCCTATTTTAAAATATTTCATATCTTTTACAACAAGAGCAATACATCCACACCTTGCCACTAGTCAACTCTGCTACTTCTATACTTCCACCACAAGCACATATCCTCATTGCTGCTATCTCCTATAACTGCCCTATGGTGAATGTTGGAGCAAAGCACAGCCTTACCGTGGTAAAGACCAACAGTTCGCTTATGCTTTGAGGTATGCCCTACGGAGCCATGCCATCGCATCACACTGAACAGACTTGCAGTCATTGCTGACCTACCACCTGGCTCTATTCTTAGCCCACCATTCCTGCTTTGGCTTGCCGTGTAACAGGTTTATTTAACAGACTACCACTGACGTACCGCATAGCCTGCGAGTCAGGAAAACGAAAAAACCCTCAAGTTCTAGCTTTCCACATAGCAGCGTGTCCCTTTCGGGATAGAAAGCCAGAGCTTGAAGGCTTTGGGTTGTCTAACTGCTATGCTTGACAGAATCTATTATGCCAAAAAAAAAACCCCTGTCAAGGGGTCAAACTCCAACAGGAGATCATGCCAACTCAACCATACATCTTATCGAACAGCTTTTCAACTTTAGCACGATAGGCAGGATTGGTCTTGTACTCAGGGTTTCCTACCATTTGCTCTAGCTCATCTTTAGACACAGAGCCACCAGAATCGTTTTTAAGCGTCTCTGTTGGCACTCTGCCCTCATACGTCTCTCTTAACTTTTGGAGCGTTCTAATGCCCTTTGCCGTGTCTCCCCAGCGGGTAAACTCGGTAAACTCATCTTGGCTCCAAATACCTTTGCTAACCATGCCCCTACCCCACTGAGCCATATTGGTAACAATAGCTTTGGCATTAGGTCCAAGATCTTCCAACTCTTGTTGAATAGATTGTTTCGTTTGTGCAACATTGTCGTTGCCAATGCCTGTAACTTCCCGTGCCAGGTCTTCAAAAGCTTGTTGGCTGATGCCATACTTTTGCGCCCATCCAACATAAGACTTCACTACTGGGTCATCCCCTTTGAGTCCCAATGTCTCAATGTCGTACTCGCCATTCTCTGGGGGTTTGTGGCCACCAGCTCGAAACTTCTTTTCCAACTCTACATAAGACTTGCTAATTCCTTCTAAATCGGGAGCTGCTTCGTCTTTGTTCCAAAACTTCTCAGGCCAAAAGTCTGGTCTTTCAAGTGGTGTATCGTCTGCTTGTGGGTCACCTTGTACGTGACTGATCGATTGCTCTTGGCCCTCGGTTATCTGCGCCTCTGGTGCATCCTCAGATGCTGCAGATTCAAGCAGGCCAGGGTTGTCATTTGCTTCGCTCATCGTTGTTTCGCCTTTCTAATGCGGTTTTCAATATCTCGGATCACACTGTTTTGTCCTTCTCTGAACATTCCTAGTGAAGACTCCGAGCCTGGTTGCCAACATGGTTGCTCAAGATAAAACTCTCGCAGCCACGCCAACACTTTTTGACCTTCAGCGCTGGCAAAGGTTTTTGCCACCTGGAGGTTCAGATCTACCCTGTCTTGATCAGGTTCATAGGCAGCAGGCTCTGCCTCTAGGTCATCCCACCCGCTCACTTAGGTGGCTCCATGATTTCGTCAGGTCCAGCAAATGGAGACTTCTCCTGGTCAACTCGCACCTTTGCGTGATCCATAGCTTTTTGCAATATGGACGGTGGCATATTGTCAAAAAATTTAGATGATTTAACTGGCGTCTTTAGTAAGTAATCCAACTCTTGCTTAGACAAAGATGGGACTATTAGTGGAATCTCCATCTCTTTGCCATAGATGCCTACGCCTATCGATATCTCAGTAGATACACCACCACCAGGGCGCTTTAATTCACCAAAGAACCCCATGCCTTTTTGAGTTTTGTCTGCTCTTTGACCATAGTCCATTACATACCTCCCGCTGGTGCTGCAGCTGCTGGCGCTGGTAAGGTCTGCTGCTGCTGTTGTGCCATGGCTGCAGCCTGTGCCATCTGTTGCATGAGAGCTGCACGTTCCTCGGCAGTGGCTCTCACAATCTGAGGAACACCTAGTTTGTCAGCAATGTAATCCACCGCAGCGCCTGCCTTAATAGCCAACTGAGCCTCTGGACCCATGCCTTGTGCTATTTGCATGAACTGCAATATGTTGTTAATCTCATCCATGTTCTGAGCCATTGCCAATGGGCTAACGGGAGACACCTTGACCTCCAACCCATTTACACGCAATGGCAAATCAATCATGCCATTTTGATCCATGACTTCCAATATCTTGGTTACCAATGGAATCATTGTTTCGTTTATCAATCGTCCAAATGCAGAGCCAAGGTTTTGAGCCAGCTCCTTCATGCGCTCTACCACCTCAGTGGCAGATCTGGCCGACATATTGTCTGGTGGCAGGCTCTCATCGAGCAGTGTGCGCTTGATGGATTGCACCAGGTCATTGATCACCAGCTGGGAGACGTTGAAGTCACCAGCACGTGGCAGCGGTTTAAGCGCCTCACCCTGTGGTCCACCATTCCTGGCCACTGGAATGATCGCCCCAGGCGTGATCTTCACATTGGCTGGGTTTAGCACACCATCATCAGCTGCCGTGTAGACACCAGTGATGGCCAGGCTTGCATTCTTGAGCAATAACTCTTTGACCTTGTTAAGAGTCTTGATGTCTGGCAATGCAGTCAATACAGGTCCACGCCCATATATTTCCCCTGCCACTTTCATATATCGTGATACCACCCAAGGACTAGACTTTAATTTGCGATAAACAATTTCAGTCTTGCTCTTTTCGTGGATAACATAATAATTAAAATCACCCTTTGCTATGTCAAGCACTGTAGCCTCGATGAGATCAATATCCTCTGTAGGCTTTTCGCTAATACGTTGTTGCAAGTCTTGTGGTATGTTGGCATCTTTCCATTGCATCTGGATAGACTCGCCCTTAATACGCATCTTGCGATACACGTTGTCTACTTGGCCATTAACGCCTTCTTCAAAGCTGACCAAGTATTGTGGAACAGGAATAAAGTTGATGGGGTTTACCGCATCGCCTGGCTGCACAAGCATTACTGCAGTACCCACAGACAGATCGAGCAAGAACTCACCCATTGCAATATCAAAATTAGACTGCTTGAGTACAGCAAACATCTTGTCTGCGTAAAGATCTAATGCACGTTGTGCCTCAGATTTGCGCTGCCTTGGTATATCAGTGCCAGGTTCAAGTCTGCACCATTTTCTTTGTGGTGGGAATATGCCAGACTGCAAACGATTGGAAAAACGCTGGGTAGAGTTGATGGCCGTAGAGTCAAATACTCGACTCATTTTCTTTTTACCACTTACTTTGCCCTCGTATTCACCACCATATAGATTGCGTTGAGGTAGAGCAAACTCCATTGCATCCTCATAGAGACTGCGAAAGTCATCCTTCTTGTTCTGCGCCAGCTTGTGCCTTTGCAGTATTTGCTCAACACTCATCTTAGCCATATTAGTCTTTCATATCATCTGCTTGTAATTCATCATTGATTGGCCCACCAACTAGCCACGCATCGCATACACGTGTACCCGCACATTTAAAGTGAAACAACTCGCAAAATCCTAGTTGTGCAGCTTGCATAACATCCTCGTCATAGCCAGACTCCTCTGCAGGGTTCTTAGCTTCAATGCCGTTCTTGATGCAGTCGAGCATGAATGACGTTTCAATAAATGCAGCGCAGTTACCGCAACGCATACCTCTTGCCTCATCAAGCACAGTAGCCCAGATAACCGCTTTACGCAACCAAAATACTTCGTTGTTTTTTTCATCAAGAGGGTTAGCTGGCCCATAGCCGACATTCTCAAATGCCCAGTTTCTGTTTTTCAAATTAGTTTTAACATCACTGGTAGCCAGTGGGCATTGGTATTCACCTTCGCCTGCAGCTTCATCTTCAGCTTGCATCATCATGTTTGTTGCCATTATTCGTACCACTCTAGGGTTAGGTAAGCAGCGTGTGCAGTGCCGTTTACATTGGTTAATCTAAACAGATAGTTGGTCAATGGTTTTAAAACAAATTCTAATAAACCGCCAGATCCACCACTAGCTTTTTTGCCAGATCCACCAGGAATAATCAATGCGTTTATTTCAGTGCCAACAGACGTTACTGTTGGGTTGATTACCATAGCCACTTGGCTAGGATTACTCACTGTATAGTTTCTGTTTCGGTTAACTGCAGTAAACGCTGTGCCACCAGTTGTAGATGTGCCTTCATAGATGTACATTTCTGCATCACCAAGAGACATTGCATCTAGCGTTACGTGTGGATATACACCAGATGGAGATGCCAACACGATATCAATGCTGGCGCCAGCTGCAAGTGGAACAGTATCAGATGCAATCTTGTACGCATAAAACGCTCGGCCATCATGGTTGCGTTGGTGGTTTACATCAATAGTAATGGTTGGAGCATCAGCCCCACCTACTACTTGTACGCCAGCATTGTTCTTATGAGTCAGAGCAATAAGTTGTGCGCTCTGATTCTCAGACTCTCTGGTGACGTAAATCACTGCCATTTATTTTTTCTTCTTGAGAGCCTCGGCCTCGCTCATACCAATAGCAATTGCTTGTTGGCGAGACTTGACCTTTTGACCGCTAGAAGATTTGAGTTTTCCAGTGGAATACTCTTTCATCACCTTATGCACTTTGTCTTGCATCTTGGATTTCATGTGGTCTGGCATTACATTCCACCCAGTTTAGAAGTAACTCCAAGTTCACTATCTGTGCGTTCAGATGAGAGCAATGAGCGTAAACCGCCACCTCGTCTAGCCTTCATGCCAGCTTGAGTCTTTTGTGCAAGATTAGTTTCTTGTGCAGCAAGTTGTGTATCTTGTTTAGTAATCTGCTCTTTTTGCAACTCGATTTGTTTCTCGGCTGCTGCTGAAGATCCACTACTAGGCAATAAAAAACTCATGTTTAACTCCTTGACATCATAAAAAAATCTGCTTGATCAGGGCCATACTTTTTCATCAGACCTTCTATCTCAAAGCCAATGCCAGTACCCCACCTCACAGCTCTCAAGTCTTCGCATCGTACAGTAATTTGCATCCTGTGCAAGTTTTTAGCTATCACTCTGTAATCACGATAGCAAATGGCAGCTCTTGTCAAAGTCTTTGGGTATTTTCGCCCTCGCTCCTCTATAAAACACCACATCTCCTCAACCCCCACCCACAGTGGGACTGAGCCAAAGCAGGCAACGGGTCTGCCGTGGAGGATCGCAGTGATAGCATTACCAAGTCTGGACTGCATTTCCATCATTGCACCAATATCTACCGCTTTAGAGACTGCTTGAAAGTTCTGAGCTTTGACATTCATCACGGCAACATGGCCTGCATGGAATGGAACCCATGACAAACCAGGCATTTCGGGTAAAGAGTCAAATACGCTAGGCAAAGACATCAAAATCGTCAGTTGCTATGGTTGGTGCAACAAATGTCTTGCTACTGGTGCGGTTTGTACCCCTTGTAAGCTGACGATACTCACCACCACCTGTAAGCAAGTACCCAAATGCGTCACCAACGTGTGAGTGTTCATTCTTATTAGGTGTATCTCTGAACCTTTCTTGTCCAGCACCCACTGCAATCCTTTTAAAGTGGTAGCCACCTGACAAACTCTTACGCAATAACTTGCAATTCTTGTTGATCAGTAGCCCAGGCTTACCCATAACCAGTCTATTCATGGGTGCGGAGGCTGCTTCTCGTCTGGCCTTAAAGTCATTGGTAGCTGTTGGCTCTGCTCTGAGTCCTAAACTTTGCAAATACTCGAATGCTGTAGTTTCATAGATTGCATCTCGCTGTAAACCAGCAGGATCGCCCCATATCCGCACTTCATACTTGGGAAACTTACTCTGTAACTCAGCCAATAGTGCAGTGCCAAAGCGCTCTAGCCCCATGTCAAAGGTAACAATCTCATGCAAGACACGCCACTGGCCACTAGGATGGCGTTGGCCAAAGACTGCAGCTGGTGTCAAACCAAAGTCTAGCCCTATCTGTATAGGTAGATTAGGATCAGGCTCAAGATCTGCGCTCATTATGTTGTCATCGTACTCAGGCCAAACAGATTTACCATCTTGCACAAAGGTATATTTGCCCTCGGCATAGCATCTGATCCAATCTAGTGTTTTGCCTGGTAGCTGTTGGAGATAGTAACCAGGCGGTAGGTTCTTTAAATTCTCAGCCTTGGGGTTAATCTTCCACCACTTAGCAGATGCAAAGATATGATCATTAGCTTCTGGGTTCTCAGGTAGCAAATCTGATGGCACTTCAATTACACCGCCTGGCTGCTTGTAAAACTTCCAAGCATACTTACCAATGATGGGTTCTTTCTCGGCAATCTTGTGCCACCAATGGTCATCATCCATTGGGTTGGTATCCATCCAGATACCATGCCATGTTGCACCGCCATCTCGTTTGGTTGGATATCTGCCAACCCTATGAGTCAGACCATCAATCACAGCTTTGGGCAATTCTTTAGCCTCGTTCACCCAGGCGCCAGTCAACTCTAGAGACAACAACTTTCTGACATCTTTAGGTTGGTCAAGCGCCAAGAAAATCACTTCGCAGTCAATGCCTGCAGCGTCTCCTCTGGGTGGCAGCTTAATGTGATGCGTGATAGGTGGAGTGTGCAAAATAGGACCATAGACATTCTCAGGAAAGAGATCTGCCCAGGTCTTTAAGGTTGTGGTCTTGAGTTCTGGATAACTATTTCTGACAATTACAAATCTGCTATACCGAATGCCATCCACAGGAGAAGCTTTTTGCTGGACAGCCTTGATCATAATTTTGGCAGCGCAGACATAGGACTTGCCACTACCGACTGGACCCATGAGGCCAGAGACAAAGTTTTTGTCTTGCAAGAATTTAAATGCTGTGGGGCTAGATCTAAGATCTATGTTGATGCCTGTGAGTTGATCAGGATTGCTCAATGAGTCTCCACATCTTGTATATCAGGGCCATGAATATTGACACCAATAACACTTGGCTTTTGTCCATCATCGGGGGTATCCAGTAGCCCACTGGCCTTGGCCAATATCCGCAATACTGCTACCTTATCAAACAACTCTAGCTCAATTGTAGAGTTCCCATCTCGATCAACCTTTTGGCTGATCTTCTTAATGCTTTGCAGTGCGTGTTCTGGGATATCTTTCGATGCTTTAACTGTGACGTTACCCATCGAGTCCCACTCAAAGATATCTGTAATCTTGGTATTAGCCATTGTCAGTAAGCTATACGCAACAGCTTCCCTATTGGCCACAATGGTCTGGCTGCGCTCTATTCT